TTGCAAAATTTTGGAAAGTATATAAGAACGGCAGGACTATCGTATAGTCTAGTATTACCTGCCGTTCGTTGGTCGTCGTCCAAAGTAAGTAAGACCAACTGTTTCCTATGTGTTTCCCGGGGTTTTTTGTTTTTTCTTTTTCTTATTGTTGTATTTCTTTTTAGATGGCCGCCTTTAACAACTCCAAGGCTCTTCACTGGTGCTACACTCTCAATAATCCGAGCCCGTCCTCTCTTAAGGATCTCGGCCCCGAGCTTTACTCCTATCACGTGTATGGACGTGAGGTCGCTCCTGGTACTGGCACTCCACATCTGCAAGGCTACGTGTGCTTCCTCAACCGCAAGTCCGGTCAACAAGTCAAGAAGCTTCTCCCTACAGCTCATTGGGAGGCGAAGTCTCGCAAGTCCACCCCCAAACAGGCGTCAGACTATTGCAAGAAGGAGGGTGATTTTGTGGAAGAGGGGGTGCTTCCTGCGGCCCAGAATGAGGCCGGCAACGATGCTAACAAGTCTCGATGGGAGGACATTCTCAGCAAGGCCAAGTCTGGTAAGATCGATGAGATCGATCCCAAGGTGCAGGTTACGCACTACCGGACCCTCAAGCAAATTGAATCCGACTACAGCGTCCGAGCTCCGGATCTGACTGACGTGTGTGGGTTGTGGCTGTATGGTCCTCCTGGATGTGGCAAATCTCATTATGCCCGTTCTCTCTCTCAGGATTACTACATCAAGCCTGCCAACAAGTGGTGGGACGGGTTCAGCCAGAGTCGTCACTCTGTAGTTCTTCTGGAGGATCTCGACAAGAGTACGGATTACCTCGGCCACCATCTCAAGCTCTGGGCCGACAAGTGGTCTTTCGCTGCGGAGAAGAAAGGATCAACTATCCAAGTTCGTCCTCATCAAGTGGTTGTGACGAGCAATTATACAATCGACGAGATCTGGGGTGGAGACCCAAACCTCTGCGAAGCAATCAAGCGCCGCTTCAAGTCCGTTCGTTTCGAGCCGAGGAACTCCCCCTTCAGCCCTTTGAATACCCTTGTTCAAGCCGGTGCTCTAGCTGCCGTTCCGGAAGAGCCGATCGTTGTGGCATCTCCATCTGGCCTTTCCAGGGCCGGGCCCGTTCTTTATCGACAGAATGCCTGTATCTGGCCAGCTGGCACCTTTGAGTGGGAAGCTCCGGAGGAGATTGATCTTACCCAGGAAGACGATGGTGCGGGCGTCGGCCATGCCTAATGTGTGTTGTTTGTTTCGTTCGTCATGTGTGTATATAAGAGTCTCATCTAGTAAAAGCTGTTGGCTTTTAATTTCTTTCTATGGACTTCGGTCTTTCTCCTTCTGATCTTTACACTACACGAGAGCTTGAGCGTATGTCTAGTAACTCTCGGTATGTTCGTGCTCGTAGGCCTACCGGTCTAGGTGTTATTCCTGGTGTTCGTGCGTCTCAGCGAGCGCGGTCTGCTGGTGTAGTTGCCGCACGGCGTGCGGTTCGAGGAACTCCGTCTACCAACGCTACTCGTGGATACAGCTTCCGTGCTGTAGGTGGTCGTGAGCTCAACTTTGTGGACACAAACAGTCCGACCCTGAATATGGATACCACTGGCAGTGTGGTTCTTCTCAATGGCATTGTTCCCGGTAGTAGCGCTTCTCAGCGCATTGGCCGTAAGGTTGTCATGAAGTCCATCTTGATGACTGGTGTTGTCGTCGCTGGGTCTACCGGGAGTTTGGCGTATGGACGCCTCGCCGTTGTTGTTGATACTCAGGCTAACGCAGCCGTCCCTCTCATTACTGACATTTGGGACGCTATCACAGCTGCTTCTAACCGTAACATCAGTAACATGCCTCGCTTCAAGGTATTGTACGATTCAAACGTCATTGCCATTCAAGGCAATTCTACAACCCCCACTGAGGGAAGCAGTGTCACGTTGAGTAAGTACATTAAGGTTAACATCCCTGTCCAGTACAACGTTGGTACCGCCGGTACTATTGGCGACATTCAGACCAATGCTCTCTACGTAGTTTCTTTTGGGTCTGGAGTTGCTGGCACTACTGCGCCTACGTATGCCAGTCGCATCCGTGTTCGTTACGACGACTCCAACTAAGTGTGTGTGTGTGTGTGAAAACAGTACAAGTTAGTAATAAACTGATGTGAATACAAATTTAATTTATATCCTTTTCCCGCCAAAATTGAACCCTCAATCTAAAGACATAAGTCACTTTCTTATATCACTATTCTGCTCTATCTAAACCAATACTGCCGAGCGAGGAGTGGGGCAAGGGGCGCCACCGACGAGGCGCATGCCGAGGAGAGCCCCGTCGAACGACCGCAGGGAGTGAGTGCCCCCGACGAGGGACCGGTTCATGTACCTGACTAATAGAAGGTCTCATCCCTGCCTTGAACGAACCACCTAATAACCAAAACACGAATTACAATGAAGCCCCTGAACGACCGCAGGGAGTTCAGCTGCGCAGCAAAATTTTTGGCAAGTGAAATCTTTGCAGATTCGATGGTCTTCTGTGCAGAAGTCATACTCTTTACTATATCTACAACAATACAGATCATTAAGCGCTTCCTAGGCGACCTAGGGAGCAAGATGTTCCCATGCGTACCCGAGTAGGGGGAGCCCGACGCGTCGGAATCTCTTTATTTTTTATTTTTTTCTATGTGTGCACAAAAACCCCAAAAACCTCCAAAGTCCCGCCCACTTTTTGATGATCACTGTGATCGCGCCAAAATCCGGCTTGCAAAATTTTGGAAAGTATATAAGAACGGCAGGACTATCGTATAGTCTAGTATTACCTGCCGTTCGTTGGTCGTCGTCCAAAGTAAGTAAGACCAACTGTTTCCTATGTGTTTCCCGGG